CAGGTGGACTTCAACTACGAAAAGCCTAGGGTCTACGTTATCGATGAGATTTGTTTCGAAGAGAACATAAGGACTGAAGAACTCGCACGCATGATCAGAGAAAAGCAATATCCAGTCCTAACGTACTACGGAGACCCTGCAGGTGCAGGTACGCAGGCTCAGTCAGGTATCGGAGATATCGAGATATTTCGTCAGCATGGCATGAGAGTTCGTTATAAGACCGATAGGATATCACGCAATATACCCAATGGTGTATCCTTGGTCAGGTCATGGTTTGAAGATGCGAATGGAGACCCACATATATTCTTCTCATCGAAGTGTACAGGAGCCATAGAAAGCGTTGAGAACTATAGGTATCCTGAGAAGAAAGCAGAACAAAGATTGAAAGAAGAACCCCTAAAGGATGGTAGGTATGATCACTTCAACGACCAAATGAGGTACTTCTTCGTAAACCTATTCGGTATTAAACAGAAACAGGCAGGAGTTATAGACTGGTGATTATAGATAGTTTATCCAAAACAGCGGTGATCGATGCACTTTCAGATCACCTTGCAGTCGTAGAGACAGAACGTACGCAAGAGCGAGAGATGTTCCTCGATTTCTACGAGGGGCTTAACATGGAACATTATATCGGTAAGTTCTTTGGCAACGATACATTGAGGCAAGTCCCAATGTTTCAGCAAAATCTTACACGCAGGGTGGCAAAAGCCAGAAGCATGGCTTACAAACGACCACCGAAGATGAACGCATCCGATATCTACATGAACAGCATTGACAGTTCTGATTTGAACTCTAAGCGTAGAAACTTAGAGGCATTGACGTTCCTACTCGGAACTATGGCGTTCAAGTCAAAGTGGAATGAAGCATTGCAGAAGGTTCAGTACGATATGCTTCCATTCTTTGAACCTATGTTCTTAAAGGGAGAGCAAAAGCCATTCGGTGTGGTCTATGCACTGCAAAATCAGGGAGACTCTCGAATAGAGGAAGAAGAATTTGTGGTTTGGACAGAAGAGCGTGAAGGCTTGGCTGCCAAACACTTTGGAATAAAAGGCGACGGAGAAGTCATTCACTATAATGCAAATGACGAGAACCCTTATGGACTGTTGCCTGTTACATTCTGCCATCGTGGTTCAGTCGTTAGAGACTGGTTCACCAACGGAGCCGAAGATGTGGTTAAAGCAGATTTATCGGTCAGTGTAGCTATGACAGAACTAGCGTTGGCTATTCGTTTTGGAGCCATCGGTATCAAATTCATCACAGGCGTTGATGATGCTTCTCGTATTGAGATTGGTGTCGATAAGATATTATACCTGCCAGAAGGTTCTAACTTCGGTGTTACTGCACCTGAAGGTAAACTATCAGAAATCATCGAATCGGTGAAGTTCATGGTAGCAGCAACACTCAACAACAATCATCTTAGAATAAAATGGGCTGATACCCATGGTAACGCACCATCAGGTGAAGCACTTAGGATACAAGAACTTGAGAACGTAGAAGAGCGTATCGGTGCTATCGAAGATACATGGAGACCATGGGAACGCCAACGATACGAAGTAGACAAGCGTATTATTGAGGTAAAGACTGGCAGAAGGGTTCCTGAAGAATATTCAGTGGACTTCACAGAGCCTACCTATCCACTTAGTCCTAAAGATGAAATGATGTATTACGATTGGCTATGGAAGAATGGGCTTGATACCAAAGCCAACTTCCTAATGTCCAAAGACCCAGATCTTACACATGAGATGGCTCAGGAGAAGATAAAGAAAGCCGAAGAAGAGATGAGCCAAGGCAATGCATTGGTTACCAGGCTTTTAGGCAATGGATGATATCATAGATGGTGTTGTAGCTGATTTCCAATCAGACCTAGAACAAGCCATAGACCAATTCTCAGAAGAAGCCAAGGAGCTTGAAGACCAAGGTCTATCCTACGAACAGATCCTAGCTGCGCTCGGTGTCCTATCGATCGCAGATTACATTTTACAAGATTTACGAATGCAAGGTGCTATCAATCGCTACATGGCAGGAATCGATGCTATCTTTCAAGGCAAGGCATTGTTCGGTCAAATGACACAAGCTGAAGTATTGGCACTGCGCAATATGTTCAATAGTTCTATCAGTAATTATATTATCTCTCTTGGTGATGAGATTCGCTACACAGTCGCAAGTGGCATAGGCAGAGGGTTGGCATTGCCTGAAATCAAATCCCTCGTCAAGCGTAATCTGTCTCTTCTGCCTAGTGCTACCGAAAGACACATAACGACTACGATGGCTACCTTCTCAAGAGCGATCACCGCATCGATGCTGCAGACCGCACCGAACACACGATTGGTCTTCGTCAATCCTTTAGATGACAGAACAAGACCTATCTGCAAAGCGATGGTAGCTGCAGGGTCTATGACAGCAGAAGAGATTGAGAGACGTTTCCCTGGAGCCTTGGTTGATGGCGGTGGTATCAACTGCAGAGGTTCGTGGGAGGCAGTGCCAGTGAATAGTCAAGAACAAAGCAAGGCACAAGACTTGGTAGATAAATTTAAGAAACCACCAATAACGATACAGCAATACTATGAAACTAGAAACCGCTCTTAAAGGATCAGTAGCAATACCAAGAGCCTTCCATAGCAAACAAGGAAGGAAACTGCAAAAAGGTGTAAAGCGTGAGATTAGCAAAGGCTACGATGTTCATGGTAGGAAATTTGCTCCATTATCTCCTGGCTATAAAAAGAAAAAATTAAAAGGTGAAGCGGTAAAGGGACAGCAGAATATCAGCGGAAAGCCTGATATGTTTTTAACTGGTGAATTACTTAGGTCTAACTACTTTAATAAGATAGTATTCCAAAATAAGAATTCATGGGCGATGACAACAGGAGCCAATAGAACAGGTACAAGAGCCTTAGAGCATTCAGGTAAGATTAAGATGCCAAAAGGACTTCCTGTAAGAGCTATTATAGGTGATCAAGCAGAAGATGATGTAGTCCATCCTAAGTTAAAGAAGGAGTTCATTAAGGCGTATTCTAAACGCATTTTTGGACATTTAAAGAAAATACCAAAAAAGGAGTTTCTATGAGCAATCAAGAAACTGTTCAGAACGAACAAGAAGCAGTGGTAGAACAACCACAAGAGCATACCGATGAACAGCACGAAGTTGGTAAGCTTATTCAAGAGTCGAAGAAATATCGCTCTCGTGCGCAGGAAGCTGAAATAAAAGCGAAAGAACTCGAAAACAAACTCAAGTCCATTGAAGAGACGAAGCTCAAAGAACAAGAGCAGTGGAAGGAACTTGCAGAAAAATACGAGACTGAAAACAAGCAATTATCAGCCATGGCAGAAGAAGGACAAAAATTACAAGAGTCCATTCGTCAAGATCTTTTAGGTCAGCTCTCTGATGAGGATCGTGAATTTGCAGATGAATTGTCTACGGACAAACTGCGCAAGTTCGTTAATCGGTCAAGTGTAAAGAAGAATGTCGTAACAAACGAATCGGCTCCAGGACAGATGCCACCTACAGGTAAGAATCCATTTACGGAAATGACACCTGAAGAACGCAAGAAGAAGTGGAGTTCGGTTCTTGATAGATATAGGAGCTAATTAAATGGCAAATATCACAACGACTACCGCTGCTAATTTTATTCCTGAAATTTGGTCAGACGGAGTCAAAAACTACTTAGAGCGTAAGCTCGTCTTTGAACAGCTTGTTGATTCAAGTTATTCAGAGTTAGTGAAAGGTCGAGGAGACACATTTCACATACCCAAACTCGCTGAAAGTTCAGATGCTGCAAAGTCCGCAGGCAGTGCAGTAACCTTTTCTGCTGACACTCATGGCGAAGCACAGCTAACCATCGATCAGCATCGTTATGCTGCAAAACTTATTGAAGATATTGCTTCAGTCCAAGCCAACCCAGGTTTGCTTGAGAAAGAAGTAAGCACAATGGGTTATGCTTTAGCAAAGACAATGGATGCTTTCATTGAGAGCAAAATTGAAGCTGCTACCACAAATGGTGCTTCTCTTGCTGCTGACAATGTTATCACCGCTGCTGAACTTAGAGCAGGTATGAAGACCCTTATGGAAAATGACGTACCTGTCGATGAGTGTAACTTAGTTGTTTCACCTGCATTGTACACTTCCTTACTTGGAATTGCTGACTTTGTAGATGCTTCTAAGTATGGCGCAGGCGCACCTGCAGCTACTGGAAACATTGGTAGACTTTATGGAATGCCAGTATTCACCAGTACTGTCATGGGTTCTGACGGAACCACAGGTGTTGAAGTTGGATACATCGTTCACCCATCAAGTGTGAACTTTGCTAGACAGCTTGAGCCAAGAGTACAGTCAGAGTACTCAGTAGAGGACTTAGGAACGAAAGTTGTTTCTGATGTTCTTTATGGAGCAGTTACAACTTTTGAAGGTCGTATCTACGAGTTCAGAAATCCGTAACAGTGATTAAATATGGGGGCGGTCTTCTGATCGCCCTCATACCACAAACGAGGGATTATGCCTACCTTTGATTATCAATGTAAAGATTGTAAATATATCTTCGATGAATTCGTAATGTTGGGTGATGACGAGCCTGACGTATGTCCAGAATGTGGCGAGGATATTAAAAAGATTATCACTAAATTCCCTGGAGTCATTTATAAAGGCTCAGGGTTTCCAACGAACGATGCAAGGATAGCAAAAGATAACAGGGATATGGTGAAGGGAAAGAAGGTGTAATCCAATCCTTGTTATAGTGATATGCCAAACTATAATTCAAGTCATACAGGCTCGGAAATTGATGGTGCGGTTACCAAGGTCAATGCCTCTGGCGTAACACAAACCGAGCTTTCATATTTAGACGGACTCTCGTCTAACATTCAAACACAATTAGGACTCAAAGCAGCCCTAAATGATAACACGCAAAATATCATTGCGAACAACATCACTGTACATGGTACACTTACTACGAAAGATTCTCAGAATGTAAATATTGGTGATGCTATCATTACACTGAACGCTGAAGAGACTGGAACCCCTAGTGAGAACGCAGGGTTTGAGATTGAGCGTGGTACATCCACCAACACAGTTCTCAGATGGAACGAAAGTTCAGATCGGTGGGAGTTTACAAATGATGGTTCTACTTTTTATAATATTCCAATATCCACTGAATACAATAACTATACATTACCGACAGCCTCAAGTTCAACACTTGGTGGCATAAAGGTTGGTACAAATCTTTCTATTGATGGTAATGGTGTCCTTTCAGCATCAGGTAGCTTTACAAGCTTTACGATTGCAGACTCAGACAGCACACAGGCAATTGGCGATGGCGTACATATAAAGTTCGCAGCATCTAACTCTGGTTCTTATGGTAACAGTCAAATATCAGGTTCAGGAACGTCAGTTTCGCCATACCTTATTACGCTGTACGCACCTGACACAGATACCAATACAACAGATTTAAATACGCTATCGGCAGGTACGATAAATACAGCTAATGATTCTATTGGCTTTATAGATGCTGATGATAGTAACGCAAGTAAAAAAGAATCTATTGCAGATTTTCTTACAGCAATAGCAGGTAGCGGAATTAGCGCAAGCAGTGGGCAGTTGAGTAGAGATAGCATAGCTTTAAATCAACTATCAAATGTAAGTAGCGCAACTCCAAGTACAGGTCAATATCTTGTTTATGGTGGTAGTCAGTGGGAACCAACAAGTGTAACTGCTATGACAAGTTGGTATTTACGAGATGGAGATACCACTGCTGTTCAAGTTACAAATGGCAAATATGTTAAGTTTGTAGAGGGCAACAACTTAATTGATATAAACTTTACCGATACAGACTCAGGCGCAGTAGACGATGAGTTTGATATTACGTTTACTGTCAATAGCTCTAATATAACAAGTGTTGGAACGCTAACAGGATTAACAGTAGCTAATAACAATATAACTTTACAAGGTACAGGTGAAACGCAATTACTTATTAATGCAGCAAGTGGAAATAATGCAGGTATTAGGTTTCAAGAAAATAGTTCTAATAAATGGACTATAGGTAACGACCAATCAAATGATAGCCTATTCTTTTATGATTTTGGGGCAAGTGCAACAAGATTTTCAATAAATAGCTCTGGCGTTATATCGTATATGGATTTATATGTAAATAAAGCTTCTCCTTATATACAATTTGGTAATGGTGGAAATACTACTTCAGCGGCAGTACGAATTGGTGGAGATAACGCAGCAGGTGGTCGTTTATATTTACAATACAATGGTGATTCATCTTACATAGATTGTTATGGTGGGCATGGTAGTTCAGAGCGTTATCGAGATTTGGCTATGTCTGCTCGTTCATGGACATTTAAAACAGGAGCATCAACAAGCCTTGGTACAGTTCTTACAATGGATTCATCTCAAAATAGTACGTTTAGTGGAAAGTTAAAAATTGCAGGAGCAGGAGCGGCAGCTGTTTGGCATAACATAAGCGTAAATACTGGTGGATTTCTTGGTCAGTATAATAATTCATCAGGGATTGGGGTTTATTGTGCATCTAATCATAATGAATTATTTTATTATGATTACGGAGCAGGGGCGTACGATGATGGAATTGTTACCTTTGGTTCTCTTGATTTTAAATACAACAATAGTACCTCTCTTTTAAATCTAACATCATCTGTAAGTATTTTTGGGAACACTATAAGAACATCAACTAACACAGATTATGCTCAGTTATTAGGAAAAGAAGGCGGTCTTGAGGTACGGAGTAGTAGGTCAACTGATGCAGGCATTGCTATGTCCAACAGCTCTGGAAGTTTTAGATTTCAATTATATGGCGGTAGTTCTGGTACAGAGTATGGATTTCTTGATGGCTTTTGGGCAGGATGGGATATTAAAAAAGTTGCTAATGGGGCGATACATCTTTATGGAAATGGAAATAATGAAACAAGGATTGGAAGTGCAGATGAATGGGGAAGGTATGAAACTCTTAATCATACAAATGGTACATACGTTTATACAAATTATGGCGATTTTAGGGTAGATGGTGGCAATTGGAATCCTTATGGTAACGCTCAAAGAGATTTAGGTTCAAATAGTTTAAGATGGAATAATATTTGGATTAATAGCATTGCTCAAGTAGGTCAATTAAAACTTAATAATAATTTTAAATGGGAACAAGGTTCTTCAGATTATGGAAGGTTTAGTAGTTGGCTTCAAGGTGGTGGTGGTCATGGTATTTATTTTCCAAATGCAACAGCAACCTCAACTCCACATTGGTATCCAAACAATGGCTACGCATCTTATGGAACATTTAGAGTAACAGGACACACAAATAGCTATGCTGGAAATATTTATGGTAGTCATTCTAACAAGCCTACTGTTATGTTTGCTGAGTCTACTTCAAGTGGAGGCATTTATTATCAGTCTGGTAGATGGGCTATATACCATAATTATGGTCATAATTGTTTAGGTGTAGACACATCTTCGACAGAATCAGCGTATGAGTTAAAAGTTAATGGAGATATACTCGCTACAGGTGATGTTGTAGCATTTTCTGATGCAAGATGGAAAACAGAAATAGAAACTATTTCTAATCCTATTGATAAGATTATGGATATGCGAGGTGTTTACTACAGAGAACTTCCAAAGGGTGATAAAAAAGTTAGTGATAGAAGAAAAATGGGTGTAATTGCTCAAGAAATGTTAAAGGTAGCTCCAGAAGTAGTAACTTATGGAGAAACTAATGACGAATATGCTGTAGATTATAGTAAATTAGTAGGTATTCTTATTGAAGGAATTAAAGAATTAAAACAAGAAATTAACGAATTGAAAGGAAACTGATATGGCTTTAGAAATGGCAATATCTAAATATGGTTTTACTGCAA